ACAACAGTTAGATTTACAAAGACAAGAATTACAATTACGTAAAGTTAAATTAGCATTAGATGCTAAAAAGCATCAAGACGAAATGTCTTTAGAAGAAGCCAAAGTTATGATTAACGATGAGAATACAGATCTAGAAAGAGATCGTAAGATGGCAGCAGATGCTATGGACATGGCTAAGTCTGGAATAAAAGATGCAAAGATAATGATTAAGAAAGATGTGATGTAATGGCTGCAGATCCTAGACTAAAACGTGCGGGAGTAAGTGGTTATAATAAACCTAAAAGAACTCCTAATCATCCTAAAAAATCTCATGTTGTTGTAGCAAAAGAAGGCAACAAAGTTAAAACAATTAGATATGGACAACAAGGTGTATCAGGTGCTGGTAAAAATCCAAAGACTGCAAAAGACAAAGCAAGAAGAAAATCTTTTAAAGCACGACACGCAAAGAATATAGCAAAAGGAAAAATGTCAGCAGCTTACTGGGCTAATAGAAGTAAGTGGTAGTGAAAGATTTTAAGTTTATATTTTTTGTATGGTTTACTATTGCATTCACAGCTATAGTTGTTGATCTAAAAGCTGAAACGAATACCGTGTCCAGCACGGTTGTAACTAACTCAACTCCACCTACAGCAAATGCTCCTTCCATAATTAATTCTAATAGTGACATATGTAAAGTGGGTGTTGGCGGAAGTGTACAAAATAATGTATTAGGTTTAGCTACAGGAATATTAGTAGATGATGAACTTTGCCAAAGTTTAAAACTGTCTCGTTCTTTATACACAATGGGAATGAAGGTTGCAGCAGTATCAGTTTTATGTCAAGACCCGCGAGTGTTTGATGCAATGACTGATGCAGGAACTCCGTGCCCATATAATGGTATGATTGGAAGTGAAGCACAACAAGCTTGGTTAGATAATGCAGATGAAATTCCAGATGGTAGTAAATACAAAGCAGATTATATTCAAGCAAAAGTAGAGGAACAACCTACAGGAGATAATGATGCTCTTAAGAATTTTGGTCTTATGGCTCTTTCTATGCTACTCTTACTCTAAGGCAGATTGCTTACCTGATGTAACAGGTCTTTGTACTCCAGGTGTAACAATTACAGAAGAAGAAAATGTTGTTGTTACTGAAGAGGACAAAGGCACAGAAATAATAACTACTACCACAACTACCACTACTACTACAACTACAACAGTTACTAACGAAGACTCAGGTAATATTTTAGATAGCTCAAATGGTTATGTAGGTACCCAAGATGATGGTGATATGCGTACGGATTGGGGAGGTCAAGGTCCTGCCTCTATGCCAACTGGCAATACATGTGGAGAGCTAGGAGCAGATAGATGCGCACAGATTACTGGATCTGGTAATAGCACCTCGACAATGGGTGTGCCAGGTATGGGTACAACCTTTATAATTAATAATATTAATATTTCTGATTTAGAAATAGATAAAGGTGGTGAGGTAAAATATACAATAGAAGTAGATAAACGAGATGCTCAAGATAGAATATACATGCACATTACAGGACGTAATGGATCTAACACAGTCTTTCAAGGCACTGATATCTTGTCTGAATCTGGCATTGCATCAGGTTACCAGTCATACAGTGGGTCTTTCGATTTCAGTGGTGTTTTAAATAGGATAACTGTTGAAGTAGGAGGGCGAGATATTAATCTTAGTATCGGACCTTTATTTGATGATGTAACTGTTAATGTATTTTATAATGTTATAAATACAATTATTACACAGCAGATAACAACAGTAGAAGAAATATATTATTTAAATATATTTGATCCTATAGAAATAGAGTTTGTAGAAGAGGTATTTGAATATAACGATATTAGTTTAGATGATGCAGGTGAAATAGAATTTGTTCCTATTGAACCACAGCAAGAAGAAGTATCGTATGAAACTGTAGAATTAGAAATACAAGAGTTTGAAATAGACATTCCTGAACCAGAAGTAGCTAACATAGAAGTAGAAGCTGAAATGGAAATAGAGATGGAGATGGAAATGGAAGTAGCACAATTAGAAGAGACAGTAGATGAACAACCAACAGAAGAAGAAACAACCGAACCCGATAGCGAAACTACTGAGGAACCCGTTATGGAAGTTGAAGATAGTGCCGAGCAAGAAGATATACAACAGGAAGAAGTTGAAGAACCCAAAGAACCTGTAAAAGAACCTAGTGCAAAAGAAAAAGCTGCAACTAAAATAGTAAAAAAGATGGATGATAAAGCAAGATATGATGAATCTAATCAAATGAAAACTTTAATTGTAATGCAAATACTAGGTAATACTAAAACATTTTTTGATACTCAGTCAACAATACAAGATACAAATGTTAATGAGTACTTAAATAAAACAATAGATGATCAATATGGTGATCTATTTATAGCAGAACAAGGACAAATAATGGAGGATATAATAAATGCCCAGTATTGAATATAGCGGAATGAAAGTATCTGGAGGAAAGGTGTTTGCTATCCTTACTCTTTTATCTGCACTAGGTGGTGCTGCATGGACTGGTTTTACTTTTTATCAGGATTACCTTGATATGAAAGAAAAAATAATTTTATATACTGAGCCAGACCTTTCACAATATGATGAAGGTATAGCAGTATTAAAATCAGAGATAGATATGATACTTCAAGAAATAACCATAATATCAGATGTAGCCCGTGATATGCGTTCAGATATGAAAGCTGATTTACGTCAAATGAACGGAGACATACGACACATAACTGAGGTTGTAAATGACGTGGAAGACAGACAAAAAGAAGATAACAGAGAACTACTTAATGAGATGAAATTATTAGAAGAAAGTCTTGACTTAAAGATAGATAAAGCTTTAAATAATCCCTTATCGGGGTTGACATCTAAGAAATAGTTACTATATAATAACTATAGCTGCCGTAAGGAGCTAGTAAACTTCGCTTGCAAAGGAGGTATATTATGACAAGCTTAGAACAATACAATCCGTTTTGGATAGGATTTGATGATATATTCAAGAGGATGAACTCATTCGAGTACACATCATTCCCACCATACAACATAAAAAAAGTAGACTCTGAAAACTATGAGATCGAAATGGCTATTGCAGGTTTTACCAAAGACGATGTAAAAGTTAAGTATGCAGAAAATACTTTAACGATTACAGGTAAAAAGAAAGATAAGCAAGACTCAAAAGAACTTATACATAAAGGAATATCTGAAAAGAACTTTACTAAAAAGTTTGAATTAGCTGATGACTTTGTGGTAGAAGATGCAGGGTTGCAAGATGGATTACTTTGTGTTAAACTTAAGAAGATAATTCCTGAAGAAAAAAGGGAAAAGATTATCGACATTAAGTAATCTCACTTTCGGGGGTGCTATAAAGGTGCCCCCTTTTACAGGAGAATAAATGTTAGATCAAGTTAAAGTATATAAAGAACGTATGCAAAAAGTTTTGGCTGAAGCAATTCAAGCCAATAATCAGCAACTACTTAGCGGTAGTACTGATGACTATGCTGGCTACAAATTTTTAGTAGGCATAGGTCAGACATTAAACGATATGTCTGATAGATTAGAAACTGAGTATAAGCAATTATACAAAGATATTGCAGGAGGAACAGATGAATAAACTACCAGTACCACAAGGTTATCGTATGTTACTTAAACCTTGGGAACCACCAGCAGCTACATCAGGCGGAATACTCTTATCAGATCAAACTAGAGAGTTAGCTAAATTTGCGTGTGTAGTATCACAAGTTGTGGATATGGGTCCAGAATGTTATAAAGATATGGACAAATCATCTACTACATGGTGTAAAGTAGGAGACTATGTTTTAACAGGTAAGTATGTAGGACTTAAATTTAAATATGAGAATGAAGATTATTCTATCATAAATGATGATGAAGTCGTTGCTATAGTTCCTGAACCAGATAAAATAAAGCATAGATAAGCACTTGCAATATGACCACAAAATGTGGTATTATATTGCACATAGCGTAAAACGCAGTTCGCAACTGACGGAGGTATAAATGATAGAAGACCCAAAAAAAGAAGAACTTAATCAAGAGGAAGAACTTGAGATTGAGATAGATGAAGAGGGGCACACAGAAAGCCCAGCTGAAGAGCAGCCAGCTCCAGAACCAGAAACTCCCGAAACAGAAAAGGAAGAAGAAGAGGTAGATGAAGAGCCTGAAAAGGAAGAAGAACCTGCCGAAACAGAAACTGAATCTGAGGAAGAAGAATCTGAAGACAAAAAGATATATGGCAAAAGAGCTGAAAAACGCATAAAGCGTTTAGTAAAACAGCGTAAAGAACTACAAGAAAAGCTTGATGCACTTGAAAAAGAAAAACAAAAGTTTCAAGAAGAGCGTGAAGAACTAGCAGGTAGAACCGCTGAGTCTGAACTAGAAGCTGTAAAGCAATATGGTAATAGACTAAAAGCTCAAGAAAAAGAAGTACTAGCTACTTTAAAAGATGCTAAAGCACAAGGTGATGTAGATAGAGAAATAGAAGCAACAGATAAATTAGCTTCTATAAAAGCTGAAGCCTTAATTGTAAAGCAATACGAACAAAGAGCTGGTAAAACTTCCACAACTAAAAAAGTTTCTGCTGAAGAAACTGCTAGTAAGCCAGAAGAAAAAGCACCTGTTCCAGATAGAAGAGCTGTTCAATGGCAAAAAAGAAACTCATGGTTTGGTGGTAATGATCAAAGTTCAAAGATTATGACACAGGCTGCTATGGTAATACATAAAGAGTTGATAGAAGAAGGAGTTTATCCTGACGCTGACCCTGATGAATACTATAGCGAATTAGATGCTAGAATAAGAACTGAGTTTCCTGAAAAATTTAAAGCAGAGAAGTCAGCGAAAAAAGTACAGGTAGTTGCGGGAGGAACGCGTACTTCCCCAAGTGGCAAACAAAAAGTCACATTGACTAAATCAGAAGTAGAGACTGCTAATAAATTAGGAGTATCTTTACAAGAATACGCGAAACAAAAAATGCGCAGAGATCAAGCTGCGGGATAAGGAGTAGATGAATGACACAGGCTACTAAGACAACTCGAAAGACGCGAGCATCGGGTACTCGCAAGAAAACATGGGCACCACCAAGTCGATTGGAAACTCCAAAAGCTCCTGATGGTGTACATTATAGATGGGTTCGAAATGAACTATTAGGTGAGGATCACTCAGGTAATGTTCACGAAAGAAGCCGTCAAGGATACGAACCAGTCAAACCAGAAGAGCTTGGCGTTGGCTGGAAAGCGGATGTTTTAGACACAGGTAAACATGCGGGAACTGTTAGATCAGGTGATTTGATTCTGATGAAGGTTGACCAAGAAATTGCAGACCAAAGAAACGAATACTTTGCTAACAAGACCAAAGCTGCAGAGGGAGCGGTCAACTCTGAGTTGCAGAAAAACAATAGCGCTGTTGCACCTATAAGCCAAGACGAACAGTCCTCAGTCTCAGTAGGCGGAGGAAAAGAAGCAAAGTTCGAGGATTAATTTATTTGCCTCTAGCTTTGCATAATAACAACAAACGGAGGTAAACATGGCAGGTTTTGGATTAAGTCCAGTTAAACATGCGAAAGGTGGAATTGTTAGAACTAACAATTTTGCTGGTCAAAACGGTTACAGAATCGCTGCTACTGCCCCGACTGCATTCTTCGAAGGTGATCTCGTGACTCTAAGCTCAGGTAATATCGTAACAGATATGGGAGCTGCAAGTCCAGGCGCAGTCGTAGGTGTTTTCTGGGGTGCAGAATACCAAGACAACTCAACTGGTGAAGTTAAGTTTGTCAGAAGTATTCCTAATGGCACTGTAGCCAAAGAGAAGTACAAATGTTATGTATATGATGACCCTGATGTAGTCTTTAAGATTCAAGCGGATCAGGCATCATCTGCAATAGCAGCTAGTAATGTAGGTAATAATGTACAGATCGTTGCATCACCAACAGGTAGTGCAATCACACATAAATCAGGTCTTGTTGCTGATTCATCAACAGTCGCTACAGGAAACGCAGGTTTCCCACTACAAGTATTAGGTAGCGCTGAAACAGATGACAGTTACACATCTGCAGGAACCACTATGGACATTTTGGTGAAAATTAATACTCATCAGTTTGGCAATGGTGGCACTGGCGTAGCAGGTATATAGGAGGATAAACTATGGCTATAACTAGAGCACAAATCCTCAAAGAACTTGAGCCAGGTCTTAATGCGATTTTTGGTACTGAATATAACAGATACGAAAATGAGCATGCCGTCTTGTTCGATGAGGAAACATCAAACAGAGCATTTGAAGAAGAAGTACTCTTCCCAGGCTTTGGTAATGCAGGTGAGAAATTCGAAGGTGCACCAGTATCTTACGCTGAAACAGGCGAAGGATTTGTATCACGATACACTCACAAGACAGTTGCATTAGCATTCTCATTAACTGAGGAAGCTATGGAAGATAACTTATATGATAAGTTGTCAACCAGACTAACCAAAGCTTTAGCAAGAGCAATGGCTTCTGCAAAGCAATTAACAGCATCTAACGTTTATAACAACGCTTTTAGCACAGACTTTAAAGGCGGTGATGGTCAACCATTAGTATCTAATGCACACCCATTACAAAACGGTAGTACTGGTTCCAACAGACCAGCAACCTTTGCTGACTTATCCGAGACATCTTTAGAAACAGCGTTAATTGATATCGCTGGATTTACAGATGACAAAGGAATACCAGCAGCAATTACTGGTAGAACATTGCACATTCCAAGACAGTTAGTATTTGTCGCTGAGAGGATAATGAAATCCCCTAACAGAGTAGGTACTTCTGACAACGATATTAATGCATTAAATAGCACAGGTATGTTACCTGGTGGTTACTTTATTAACCACAGGTTTAATGATACCGATGCTTTCTTTATTAGAACTGATTGTCCTAACGGAACAAAGATGTTCAATAGAGCTGCATTAACAACTAAAATGGAAGGTGACTTTGAAACAGGTAACGTAAGATACAAAGCTAGAGAGAGATACTCATTTGGTTTCTCTGACTGGAGAAGTGTCTACGGTAACCAAGGAGCCTAATAAACTTATAGGTCGGGGGCTTAGTGCCCCCTTCCACTAATAACATTGACTAGCGAAAGCTAGATTACGAAAGGATAAACAATGGCAAAAACTACATTTCAAGGAGTCGTCAGATCAACTGGCGGAGCAGGCAAAGGAAAGGCAGCACCTGGTGTTGTCGTAATGTCTGAAGTAATTTCATTTAACCCAGTAGGTGGAACTGCAACTGCAGTAAGAATTGGTACATCATCATCATCTGGAGAAACTTTTGTTTTACCAGGAGAGGCTGTTCCAATTAACTTTTTAAGTCTCGGTGGAGCAACAGGTGGTACTAACCCAACTGTTGATATAGGAACTGCAGATGATCCAGATGGATTCTTCAACGAAGTTGATGCAGATACTAAAGGTACACTAGCTAGCGCTAGCGGTGCATTAGTACAAGGTTCTGGAACATCAGGTGGTCCTGTTACTGTAACAGCTAACCAAGGATCTTCTGCTGCTACTGGTGGAACTGTGACTGGTGTATTTACCTATACAATTGCTGATAACGGTAAAGACTCAGAATAAAATTAAATATTAACTCGGTGGTGGGGTGTAATGACCCCACCCTTAAAAAGGAGGAAATAACATGGCTTTAGTAACCTACTTAGATGGTTCTAGAAAATTATTAAATCAATATGTGATAGCTGCAGGAACTGCTGCTAGTGCACAAAGTTTAAGTATAGACGTATCAAGTCTTGCTAAAAATAACGGTAAAGCGTGCACACACGTATCACTAAACAAAGTATATTTTAATGTTCAAGTAACCGATAATGCAGATGCTGTAGAGATGCAGTGGGATGCGGATACTCAAAGACCATTCATCGTTTTAAACGGATATGATGATTATGATTTTAGCTCTGTAGGTGGTATATCACCAACAGATGCTGATAAAGCTGCCAGTGGTTATACTGGTGATGTTACAATTGTAAATCCAGCAAGAACAGCTGGAGATACTATATTCGTTAAAATGGAGTGGATCAAACATTACGCTAACTAATGGCAACATCTGGCACACATACGTTCAATCTAGACGTTGCTGAAATTATCCAAGAAGCCTACGAAAGAGTAGGCTTCGATGTTAAGTCGGGATATGATTTAGTTACAGCGAGACGATCTTTAAATTTATTATTAACTAAATGGGTTAATGAAGGTGTAAATTTATTTACACTAGATCTAACTACTCTAACTCTAACAAAAGATACAGCCACTGTAAACTTAGCAGCTAATCAATATCTAGATATTATTGATGCTACTACAAGAGATACAAATGCATCTCCTGTAACTGACACAGAATGTGAAAGAATTAGTTTATCAGAGTATCTTAACTATCCAAATAAAACAACCAGTGGTAAACCTGTACAATTTGCTGTCGAAAGAAATAGTCAATTTGATAGCTCAGGCACAGCTAATCATAAAATTTATTTATTCCCTGTTCCAGATCAAACTTATTATCAACTACATTGTTGGACTATTAGGTATCCTGAAGATATAACAGATACTTATACACAAAATCCAGATATACCTAGAAGATATCTGCCTGCTTTAATTAGTGGGCTAGCTTTTGAATTAGCAAATAAAAATCCAGATAAAGTGGATGCTACAAGAAGAGCAGAACTAAAAGGTATATACAATGAAGAATGGCAGTTTGCAAGAGAAGAGGATAGAGAAAGAGCAAGTTTTTATATACAACCTAAGATTCGCGGGTACTAAGAGCGATGGCTAAAAGAGCTTCAGGTAAATATGCATATCTGATAGATGATCGTTCAGGCAGGAAGATACGATACAAAGATGCGCGAACAGAGTGGAATGGGCTTCGAGTTCACAAAAAAGATTGGGAGCCCAAACACCCACAACTAACTCCGCCAAAGTTAGGACCAGAAGCAACTTCACTATACAACCCTAGACCAGATGCTGATGTAGATTTAACTACAGTAAAGCTTGGTTCTTTATTTGGTAGAGGCACACCTAATACAGTAGCATCAGTTGGTAAGATTATTATCAATGTATCAGAGCTAGCAGAGAGTCCAAGTTTACTACGTGTTTCATTTATTTTACCAATACTTGCTACAGGTGTAACAGCTAGTGGTGTAGGATTATCTTCTGCTATAGGTTCTGTAAATGTAAGCACAGCAGAGAATGCAGATTCTCAACTATTACAAGCAGCATTTACAATACCAAATATAAGTGTTCTTGAAGAAGCAGATGGTTTAGCTCTATCTTCAGCATTTACAAGTCCAACACCTAGTGCTAGTTCTAGTTTAATATTAACAGGACAATCTTCTGCTTCGGCTCATGGGGGCACGGGATTAGCATTTAATCTTACAGAACTTCCTGTAGGACAACAGCTGTCAACTGGTATAGGATCACTAACATTCCAAACCAGTTCCCAGTTAGCTATAACAAGTCCAGCAAATACTACTGGAATTGGTACTATAAATATTAGTGCAGAAGAAGACGTAGGTGGGTTGTCTTTAACATCAGCTCATGGTACAATATCAATTAGCATTGATAGC